ATCTGTACACTCGATGACAGTCTCCTGATTCGCGAAATCTCCACACACTGAAAGCTTAAGTTTCTTTCCATCGCGCATAATCTCAATCTCTTCGCCAATGTTTGACATATCCCTGCACATACGCTGAAAATCGACCGATGGCAAAGACGTGTTCATGGTCATGTGAACATCTGGAACCTCGATCTGATTTTCGTTAATGTCGAGAAGTTTTAGGGCAAACTTTGTACATGTCCTTTTACTCTCGCTATGGATTTCAATATTCATATATTCTTTGGAATCTATAGTTATCGCGAGTACGTCATTATTTGTGATTGTTTTCAGAAGTTTGTGCATGTTTGACATATTCACACCGGCTTCCAAATCTTCCGTACAAGAGTACTCTTCAAAATTATCGGCCGATAGATACATATCAATCAGCGAGGTTCGGGCAGTGTCGAGTGTGACTATATACATTCCATCAGTCTTGAAATAGATATTCACATCATTGAGAATGTCCTTCAAGACCTCGAACGTTGACTTAAATGCACTCGCCTGTATAGTTAATAGCTTTAACATCTCTCGATAGTTTTGTAATTATTTCTTTATATCAGTATATGCGTCAGATACGGAACGACTTATCTTTTCCTGAAGCTCGGGTGTCATAGCTGGCTGAAGAGACCTTCCATATTCATCGAGACCGAACATCTGATTATTAGACTCACCGGACAGGGTTGTCATGTTAAACGAACTGAAACCACACGTGTCCAACTCTTGTACAGGGAGAAGAGATTCAAGCCAGTTTTGTATTTCTCGGCCGACTAGCAGCTTTCCGTTCTGTGTCAACATTGTGGGAACGCGGGTGATTTTACTCGAATACTTAGCAGGAATCCCGAGTTCGTTAACATTATGGTAGCGCACGATCTGTTTGAGCTGGGAGTGCGAATTAATGTAGCCAATGATATCGTTACTATGCTTACACTTGGGACTGAACAATAGTAGAGACATACCTGTTGTATTATTGTAAAAAAAATCCAAAAAATACACACGACTTTTTTTATACCTATATACTAAATGACAAAAATCATTCTGGTTATTTTGGTGGCCCTTGTGTTATATATGATGTCCAGGACGAAGGAAAACTTTGGATATTCCGGGTATAACAAACCCGTGAAGAATGTTATCCTAAACGATTCCGCCCCCAATATGAACGATTACACTGAACTCAATAATATCAATATTTCTAACGATCTCATGGAAAAATTTGTACTCGCGTCTAATAAATACGTCGGCGAAAAGGCGGGTTTGTGTACATACGTCATCGAGACGACAAATGTGAAAAAGTTTAAGCACAAGAACAAGAACCACGAGCTGTATAAGTGTATGTTCATGTTCATGCGCCAGGGTGGATTCTCGTTCGGGTTTTCCGCCGTTGTAGACATTCTCGTCGTATCGGGTGAAGTTAAAATTCAGGGTGCGCGGACCCAGCCTCTTAATGTAGTCCCACCCAATGATTTATCTCCGTTTCAGTCGTCTATAAACGGTAGCGAGTTTGTAAAATTTGATACGTTTGATAAAGGTGAGTTGGAATTGATTAAAAATAACTCTAAATAATTGTAATGATATCCGTCAATGAGATTTCACACATGGCAGATAAACGAAATCGAATCAAAAAGGAAACGTATACGAAGATATATGAACAAATATCTAGAAAAATACGTAGAACTGTTGAGGCCCGTGGAAAGAGTACTGTAGCAGAAATACCTAACTTTTTAGTTGGATTTCCGTCATTCGACAAATATAAAGCCGCTAAATATTTAAAGCGACAATTGGAGAATAACGGATTTAAGGTCACCGTGACAGGCGATGTATTACTTGTCATATCATGGGAAATTAAGAAAGTTGCAAAAAAAGAACAGGAAACAGACGACGACTTCCCGACCCTGATAAATTTACGAAAGGCTGCGAATAAATACAGGGGATATGCGGGAAACGGTTAATAAAAAAAGTTGTGCATATCATAAATGGATAACCTTAATATCCTAGTCGAGGCTAAACGTGAGTATCTTGAACAACTATCTATTCTCATGTGCCCCGCGATGATAGATGTTTTTGAGGCTATGTATCAAGAGGCACACAAGTTATCGAAGGGGCGTAAAGTTTTGCTAATGTTCCAGCAGCTACTTCGCGACGTTCCCGAATGGAATGAAACCATGGCCAAACAGCACACGGATAACATTGCTAACAGGTGCTCGTGGTTTAAAAATCTCGTAGCTGCGGTATTCGTGAGTTCAGTAAAGATATTATCGGCCGTGCGTCTCAGCAAAGATAGTAAGAAATTGTCTGTTAAACTTCCTAGTAATGAACTCTTCATTCACAGCTGCTATAAAAATGGAGCCAAAGATTTGTACAAAGACCCGTACATATTCACAGAGAATCAATCAGAACATGATAGAAACGATAAATTATACGAAAGATTATCCCTGTGCATCGAAAACACTGTGAAGGAACTTATACCTGTTCAAGACATTTTACAAACTTACATGACTGATCAACCAGATGATATCGTCGATCCGAATGAAATGGATATGCGGAGTGATGACGTCGAGGAATATGACGAGAATTCGGGTGGTATGGGTCCCACAGAGGATCCCGTGGGTCCCACAGAGGATCCCATGGGATCCTTACCCCCGACGGAGACAGTGCCAGGTGAGGGGGCTATGTCGGATTTCGACCCTGACCCGGTCGATGAACAGCCACAGGACCTCGCTCAAGAAATTGGTCGCGAACCTCAGCGAGACCCATTTGAAGACGAATTTAGGACGATCAAGTCTTCACAAGCTCAGCAGCAGGTACCGGAATTTGACGAGGGTGAGGATCTCTTCCCAGATGCATCTGAAACCAGAACAAAAAAACCTAGTTATTAGATATGGACGAGTACTTCAGGGATCCGATGTCATCAGCATCCATCGCTGCACTGATAACCGCCCTATACATTCACGGAAAGGCTCGTTTAAACGACGAAGGCGCTCTAACAACGAGCGCATATGTAAAACCGGCTATCCTAAATGCTATATTAGTATACTTCATAGTCTCGAACGGTATCGGAAAGCGTGAGACCATATCAACAGACCCTTTCTAAATACACAACTTAAAGATTAACCCCATATTATTAGAAAATGACTTCGGTTACCGCTTTTAATGATATGATGGGACAGTTCCTTGCCGAGCTTCACATGTCTTTCCCCGAGGAAAAGAGTATCAAGAAGTACATGACTGCGTTCGAGTTGATGCGAACCACTAATGCTCGTCTCGTTGTCGACGGGTACATGGCTGCCATCGGACCTCACATGGAGAAGATTTCTGACAAGGACGACTCGTTCTTCATTGAAAATTCGGAATCCATCGATTTCCTAAAGGATATTAACCTGAAGAAGATTTGGCCCCTAGCCTCCGAGAGTACACGCGGTGCGATTTGGCAGTATATTCAGACTTTGTATATGCTCGGTACTACAATCACTTCTATCCCACCCGAGACCCTATCGATGATCGAGAATGTCGCTAAACAGTGTGCCGATAAACTTCAGGACGAAGGTGGTGACATTGACGAGTCTCAACTCATGAAGTCCATGCAGGGTCTCCTCGGTGGTATGATGAAAAAATAAAAGTTTATTATATAAATGGCAACTCGGTCAGTGTTTAATGAACCGAAAGAACTTTTTAATAAAAATGAAATTCTTAATTTCTGGCCAGTTGAAGATCAAAGTGCAGCAGACCGTGTAAATGCGACAACTCGTTTTATCGTGTATGCAACGTGTATCTTATATCTGATTAGACGTGATATACGGGTATTCATTCTTGGAATGACTGCCGTGGGTGTTCTTTATGTTATGGAGAGATCGGATATGATAAAGGAAGGGCGTGTGCGCCCAACGAAAACGACGAGTGAGTACAAATCGCAGTGTCAGGTTCCCACTAAAGACAATCCGATGGGAAATGTCCTTATGAGTGATTTTACGGATCGCCCAGACAGGCCGTCCGCGTGTGATGTTTCCACAGTAAACGATGATATCAACTCCATTCTTTTCGAACGCATTCCCTACGGTCCCACCCGTTCCCGCTCGTCTATGCCGGATGTTCAGAGGAACGCGTACGCTCGTCAATTTGTGACTTCTCCCGTTTCGAGTATTCCGGGTGATCAGACTGAATTCGCCGAATGGTTGTATGGTGAAAAGAATGCACCCATGTGCAAATCTGATGGAACGATGTGTAGCCCCAACGCCCGGGGTGTCCAATTAGAAGCGTTCGGTGGTTTAGATTCGAGTGGTGATATGCGTTCCGGTATGTTCGGTGGCTCTGGAAGGGGGGCTGGCACTGTCAGTTCGAGTTTTGGGTAGATAATATTCTTATGTAATAATAAATGGCGTATCAGCTCCAACCTGGAATGAAATTGGTTGAAAACCCGGTAGCACCCCCAGTATGTGCGACCGACGAAATTTTCACGTACCCTAAACCGAGTTCCCTGAATTATGGATCTCGCCCCAATACCATGTTATATGGTACAGCCCCATTTATGGCTGGAAAGGGTGCCCCAGCCGAGTTCATAGAGACGAGTGATTCCCTGCGCCCTCAATCTACGAGCCAGTTCAACAAAATTGTTTCTCAAACATACGAGAAGAACCATTTCCCCCTCCAACACATCGAGTGTGGACTCCCCCTTAGGACCCAGACGTATGAGCCAGCTAGTACGCGAGCTGATATTCAGAACGCGATATTTAATGTGCGATACCAAAATTAAAAATCTCAATAAGATGTAAGAATGGCTGATCCAGTGTCTATACTTGCGGTAGCCGGTTTGGCATATGTAGGAAAACGTCTGAGTGACAGACCCCTTGAAACGTATGAAACAGAAGAACCACCAGTATATACCCCCAAGCCTCCAGTTGAAGTTAAAATGCCTGAAATTATAAGCGAATCTAACGACCGTCTTCCCATGCGGAAGATAGAAATGTCTACATTTGCTGATATAGCACCCCAAATACGCACGAACGGTGGAGAAATGCTTTCCATGCGCAATCGAATGTATGATACTGGGCGCATGAACAATTTGTCCCCAGTCGAAAAGCAACTTGTCGGTCCCGGTATCGGTGTAGATGCGTCTGTCCCCGCTACAGGTGGTTATCAACAATTGTTGCGTATCAACCCCGAGAATGTAGGTGTGCACCGTCTCACTACGTTACCCGGTCGCATCAATGCCGGAGGTGATATTAACGGTGGTCGTCGTGGTGTGATGGGTCAATTCGCACAGAACCGCCCCGAAAAGACGGCACATCTCGCGTCTCGTCGACCGGAAGTGTTTGGCCGCGCCCAGGG